TCTATTTATTTTATTATTTTCGTGCTGTTCTAAACCACTTTCGCCCATTGTTGGATTAGTAGCATTTACTTCTGTTCCGTCTTTGAATTTGTTTGATACTAAATCAGCCAAACCACTATATGCTAAACCACCGGAACTCACATTAATCTCATCATTACTATTTAGTTTAACTTTAGTGTAATAAAGCAATCCATCTTTATCTTTTTTTAATGCGTGTATAGCATATTCCGTGGTACTATTTGTAAATACCGACGCCTTTTCATCTCCGAAACTAGCCGCTGATGGATCTCGTACTGCTGTAGTTGTTGTTGATGTTAATAATGCCATTTAAAATTTTTCTCTCTTTATATTTATATACTATTTATAATTATTTATTCATTTAAAATACAATTCTCTACTATACCTCTAAAATACTTGCAAATGCTTCACATACTGGAGAACTACCGTCATCCATAGTAGCAATTATTCTTATCTTATCACCTGTTTCCAGATTGATTGGTTTGTCTATAACCAGAGTATTTTCCATAGCTATCTCAGCAGATTTAGATATATGTCTCCAAGTTGAACCACCGTCTATGGTTACCTTAACATCTACCTTTGCTTTTGCTGAATTACTATGATTGGATATGAATAAAGCGTGAATAACAGCCTGTCCAGTTGCTGAATATAACTCAGCACTTGCACCGTCTGTTCCTGGTACTGCAATACCAGCATTTTTAAATGTTGAAGCCATAATTAATTTCTACCTTATGACCCAAAAACTATTGAATAAGCTAATGTATCTCCTATTAAAGCCATTGTCCCACTTGCATTTGGTAACGTTATTGTTCTATCAATTGTAGGCTCTTCAACGGTCAATGTAGTTTCAAAGGCATTATCTAAATTACCTTCAAATATTAGATTTGCACCGTTTAAAAGTATGTCGTGTGTTGTTGAAGCACCTGAATTGGTAACTGCCTGTAGTGTTGTTGCACCTGCACCACCTAACTCTTTAATTACATTTGCTGAAGACCTTGAATATAACTTACCATCAATTAAATTGATGGCTAATTCTCCTACTTCTAAATCTCCTGTTGATGGTATTGAAGCTGCAACTTCTGAACGTTTTGGTTTAATTATGGTAGTTGTCATTTACTTATTTCTTTTTCTTTTTAGGTCGTTTCTTTTTTTTACTTTTTACTTCTTTAGTTAATATTAATGGTTTTTCGTAAGCTCTAATTGTTCCTGCAAAAAATTTCTTACAAAATTCTCCAAAAATTCCCATTAGTATGTACCACCATCTATAGTTTCAATAACAACTTCACCAGAATTTACGGCAAAATTATCAGAAGTGAAAGAAGCAACACCAATATTTGATGTACTTGCTAACTCACCTGTGATTGTAAGAGAACTACCATTTGCAATAGTATTAATTCCCTCACCAGCAAGAAACTCTAAAGTTCCTGCTAATGCTACTTGACCTTGTGTAGATGTTTCATCTGAAAAATATAATGGGTCAGCTATTTTAGCAGATGTTATTGTATTATTTGCTAACATTGAGTTTTGAATACCCAATGCTTTAACTTGTAATGCGTCTGATACAACTTCAATTGAAGCGTCATCCACTTCAACATCCATTTGATTACCAATTTTACTTAAAGCTGCACCTGCAACTATTTGGCCTGCGCCAGAAAATTGAGATACTGGTAAATCAGTTGTACCTAGTGTTGGTTGTCCTGCGTGTGTGAATACATAACCGTTATCGGCATTAGCACTACCACTTTCTATAAATGTAAAACAACCACCTGTTAATTCTGTATTTTGATCGGCGTCTATAGCTCTTGTTAAAACCCAATTTGATGAACCATCACCAACGGTAGTAACCGTATAAATTCCGTTTTCTTCTTGGTTAGTTTGATCTTTAATTAAAACTCTATCATTTTGAGCAGCATTTATTCCATCTATTGTTAAAGCTGCTTGTGATCCAGAGTTTGTTAAAGTTGCACCAATACCAGCAGTACCGTTTGAGTATGTTGCTGATAAGTTAGCAGTAGTACCCATTCTAACAGAGTCTTTTACATCAAGACCTGTTGCAACTTCATCAACATATTCTTTTGTTGCTAATGAACCTGATTGGTAACCTGCTCTATCTTTGTAACCAGCAGGAACAATTACCGTACCTGTTCCGTGTGGTTGTAAAGAAATATCTTTATTAGCAGCTGTTGTTGAAATTGTTTGACCGTTTAATGTAATATCATCAACTACTAAAGATGTTAAACCTGCTAAATCTGTTTCAGTTATTCCTAATTCTAAAGTTGTTGAACCTAGAATAGTTTGACCTGCTGTGGCTAAATTGGCATTTACTATACCAGCACTACCACTTAAATTGGCATTTGTTAAATCGTTTGCTTGAATTTCTACATTGTTGTCGGTAACAACCGTGTCCATACCTGGACCACCAGCAATTGTCAAAGTCTCATTAGTATTGTAAGTATCTGTACCAGTATCACCGGCTAAATCTATGTTTGAAAATACGGTTTGGAAATCTAAATTTCCTGAACCATCTGTTTTTAAAAATTGTCCTGCTGAACCATCACCATCTGGTAATCTAAAAGTTGTAGATGAACTTACAGAGTTTGGAGATTTAAGAGCAATAAAGTTTGATCCATTATTTGTACCTTCATTTAATTTTATTGCACCACCAGAAGAAACGTCATTACCTACTGATAAAGTATCAATAGCATTATTGCCGTCTGTTATGATTGCTGAATTTGCCCCTAGTGTTCCGTGTACGTGGTCTAAAAGAGCTGTGAAATATTTACCACCAATTATATCAATTGATAATGCGTCTCCATTACCATCAACACCACCTGTACCAACATATAATCTATCACCACCATTACCTTGTGATCCTGTTCCATAAGTATAAGCTTGTTCTGCTAATTTTAACGTTGCCGGAGCTGTTGTGCCCGTACTTCGTTTTATCTGTATTACCGTTGCCATTCTTTACCTTAAAATTGTCCGCAATTGAAAACCAATGTTCCAGTTGTTGTTATAATTTCCGTTCTGGTGACGAATTTTCCATCACTAGCACGGTATTGTAATAACGAACCATCATTTAAAGTTGTAGTGTCAACATCACCTAATAATTTCAAAGAAAGAGCTGTGTTTTGAAGTGCCTTACCAGCTGGTAAGGTAACAGATACTTTTTGAGGCCCCTGGGAACTCGGATTTATTGTAGCTGTTATATCAGCCATTACTCTCTCCTTTTATATTTATAATAATATTTATATAAAGTTAAGTTGTTACCTGTGGTCTAACCGTCATAATACCTTCAATTACTCTGGTAACTGCTCCTGTAGCAGTCTTTGTAATTTCAAGGTCATAAACATATCGCTCAGCGTCTAAAGCGCTGGTAACAGCTGGAGTTAAAGAAAGGGTAACCACCCCAGTTGTGGGGTTATTAGCTACGGTACACGTAATATCTGTTCTTGTTCTTGTAGATGAGTAACCTTTTGCCATCTTAGCAGCGGCTGTATAACCTGTTAGGTCCCAACCACCACCATTAGCGTCTTTTACGGTTACATCCGAGGAAAATGATGTTCCTTGGTCTATTAATAAGTTTGCTACGGCAGCCATCTATTTTTTCTCTTTTTCTTTGACTTCTTTCTTCAACATTGCAACTATTTTTTCATTATAAAAAGTGGTCAAAACATCACATTTTTCAACTTCTATTTCAAGTCTTGTTTTGCTTGTTTGTAATTCTTGTCTTGCTACTATATAATTTTGTAATTTAGGACTAAATTGCTTTTCATCATAGTCCTTACCATCAATCTTAATCGTCATACTTTATTCTCCTTCATATTATATACTATTTATAAGGTATAAATAATGGTATATATAATATAAGGAGAAAAAAATGGCAGATTGGACACTAATAACATATACTAGAACTTCAGCAGATAAGGCTTGGCCAACACCAGGTACAGCCGTAATGGACAAAATTACTGAATATCAGAATACAGATCCAAAGAAGATAGTACATTATGAAACAGCAGATTCAGCTGATGGTTTAAAAAAATACTTCAAAGTT